TCCTCTTCGATGACATGCTATTTCGTCAAGGAGTTTTTCGTGCACATCTTGTCTAAGTCTATAGTTTCCAGTAGACCCTTCCAAGACCGACATTTTTCCTCTCTTTTTCTGTGGTTCTTTGTTGTAAGGCCAACCAGGTGAAGTCGACGTGTCAATACCATTGATATAGTACCAACCCTTAACTCCATTGATTGCTTCATCTTCAGTTAACATTCTGGGTTCAATTTTGTACTTCATTTTTGAGAGGACGAAGTTAACTGCTTGTTTCCACTTAGGTTCAAAATGATGATTCTTCTCTCTAACTAGCTTCTTTTGGAGGCCAACTTCGAAAGGTGAAACACCACTTTTGCGATCTTTTCCAAGCATAGCTGGAGCATACTCGGATTCACCGAAAGCGTTGTGGAATGGACTTTCAATGATTTCTGATTTGGACGGCTGTCTAGTAGTGAATTCAGATGGTACAGTTCCCAATATCTCAACGTTTGAACATTCGAATTTATGATAGTCAAGAACTGATCTTTCAAGAGGCAAAATAGGACATGGTAAATGAGTGAGTCCCGACTGAGCCTTGAAAGTTGATTTTCCAATGATTTCCTCTAGATCTTCGGCAGTTACGATACAACACACAGCTTCAGATGTGTTTTCGTTTCCGGCAACATGAATGCCAAAGATTTTACGAACTGATTTGGTGTTATGGATAAGGTAGGGTGAACCACAATCACCAGGTTTGGTTGGTAGTGAAACAATGTAAGAATCGGCGTTAGAAAACTCGCGATGCAGATCATCTTCATACGCTATATATCCCATGGGTTGTGCCGCTTTTGATGAAAACTTTTCGACAATAACTCCATTTCTGTAGACTGCAAGAGAGCACGGTGATGATATCACATACTCTAAATCTTCGTCTCTCATCCAATGTTTGAGAATGGATGGTGCTTGTGGGAATTTCTTATCTAATATTTCAACTACTGTAATGTCCAAACCCTTTGGATGTGTAATTTTTAAATCGGCTTCATTCACAACATATTCCTCTCCTCGAAAGAAGATAGATACATTGGTGCCGCGGGTTAATAATGTTCGAAATTGATGAAACACTGTAATGAAAAATCGTCCTTCAACAAAAGTTCCTTGAACTGAAAAGCCT